TTAAAATAGTTGCTTGCCGACCTGATTTGCACCCGTGCTGGCCAAACCACTTACAATTCCGATTGCGACCACATTGATAACATCTTTTGCCGGAAAGTCCGGCATAGTCATCATGGCCACAATACCTAATATCGCGCCAATAACACCGCATACGACAGGGATGTACTTGTCATTAAGTGTATCTACCGCTTTCCATCCCATGCCTACGAGGTAGGCGATAACCGTAATACCAACTACACTCGTAATTCCAAAATCCATTTTGTTTTCCTCTCTTTCTTTTTTGTAAATATAAAAATAGCGTGGAGCTTTCGCCCTACGCTATCTTGATACCTTTAGGAGTGATTCCTATAAGCCGCAATATTCTTTTATACCTCTCTGCAGCACAGCGGAGAAATTCACATTCCTCTCCTCTGCTATGTCATTTAACCATTTAGGAATGGTCAGCGTTTTCTTCACTGCTTGATTACTAACCTTATCCCTAATTAAGTCCGGCCAAGCTTCAATGAAATAAACATTCTTCGAAGAATCCTCCGGAACCGTGGCACTAGGTAAGTCTTTCCCGTGCTTCAGATAGGAAAAAAGTAATGCTCCAAGTAAATCTCTCGCATTGCTGATTGCTTCCTCTAAGCTGTCTCCATCAGTAAAACCCTCCGGAAAGTCTGTAAACTGTACCTGATAACACTCTTCATCTTGCGAGATCTCACAAGGATAAAAAATTCTCTGCATACGCAGCCTCCTTTTATAAGTAGCCGGGGATAGAATTTCAGCCCCGTTATCCTTTCGATACTCGACAATGTTCCGTTCTTCATTACCTTCTTATCACATTTGACAGGACACATTTTCCCATCTTTGTAATAGATTTCATGAGAGCCGGTAGTATGGTCTAAAACCCAACCACTCTTTTTCATTGTCTTAGCTACTTCTCTGTAAGGTATATTTCTTGACATGTCATCCTCCTTACAGAATATATAATACGTGTTATTTAGACGTATGTCAAGGAATCTTTTACTGTTTTGTAAATGCGGTTATCAGTTTAGGAAATGTACTTTACTATCTTGTAAAATCATGCTTACGAAGCCTTTCTCGATACTGCTCTTGAATGAACGCACTTGTCGCCTCTGTTACATGGTTTTTAAACTCTGTGTGTTCTTTACAGTACCGCTCATAATTATCAATGTCGAGCAGGGTTTGGTCAAAGGTATCTTTGCTGTGAGTTCTTCCTTCTTGTAATTCATCCCCGAAACGAAGAATCCTCACTCTTGCGGCAATCGCTCTCGTCTCATCTACAGACCTTGCGACATCCTCTATTTTGATGCTTAAATCATCCATCCTCTCAATCAGCTTGTTTTGTGACTCTGCAAAGTCCTTTGTGATTAATTTTCCAATAAAGGTAAATAGCATTGTCCAAGGTTTTTTTCCTTTTGGTGCAACCTTTTCTACAAAGGTGATTACGGCAAGAAATATCCATCCGAGCGACTGGATGATAACCCCAAAATCTACCAAGCTAAAAAACGCATTAAAATCTATCATCATTCATTCCCGGCTCCTTCCTCATTTGCCTCAGCTGCAATTTTTAGAATCTCAGCTTCCTGCTCCTTGGAAATCCAACCTTCCGATACGGCTTTGTCTAGAATTCTCTTATTGAGCTTTCCTCTCCCAGCCATTCTTTTTAAATATTCAAGCATACTTACTCACCTCCTAAGCTCTTAAGCACGAGCTGGTCTAGTACTTCCTCCAACTCCTCGTTTCGCTTCTTCAGCTCTGCAATCTGCTCGGCCGACGAAGGGATGTATTCAGCAGGAGTGTCGCCGACCCGGACTAAAGTCAACTCCCCGCCATCGCCACGCATTTCCTTACGCTTAAGGTTAAAAAAACTGCCGTCCTTCACGATAGCCGGGAGCTGAACGTCATACGATGAGGACTCTTTAGCATAGGCGGTTGCTCCGTAAATCGCCCGTGAGGCCATATCGGCCTCCGTGGGATTGTCGAATAAGGTAATTGTCATCACCTCATGTTCGCCCGATTCAGAATTGGGCTTAATTAGTGCAAAATCTCTTTTCATTTCTTCTCCTCTCTTTTTGATATATAAAAAGAGGAAGCTCCGCTATGGAACTTCCCCTAAAGGACTGTAGTAAATATGAAATTAAGTGCCATCGTTCATGGCCGAACCCCATGCTACATAGATGCAGCCGGAGCCCCCAAGGCCACCCCGTAAACCATTATTCGGATAACCACCAGCGCCGTTTCCTCCGTTACCAAGACCATTTGTTCCGGGTGTACCAGTTTCTCCCCCTGCATGGCGCCCACCGTTTCCACCGGTACAATATAAAACACCATTGAATCCTGTTGTGCTCTGATGTGAACCTGTTCCTCCAAATTGATATTTCTTTTTCCTAGAACCAACTCTGTCCCATCCACTTAGGCTCGCCCCATTTGCACCGTTTGTCCCACCGGAACCACCATCTCCACAGCCTCCACCGGAACCACCGATACCACCATACTCGGCTAATTCATCAGAGTAACCGTATGACCAGTCGATTCTGCCACATCTCCCGTGCTCCGCTCGCTCATTTCCAAATACAGTATCAAGTTGTGCAAAGTGACCACGCCCTTCGCCATAGTCCCTCCAGTCTTTAGAGTTTACGACAAGGCCTTGTTTTGCAGTTGGAACAATCCAATTTATACCTTGCCCCGGAGTAACATTCATGTACCCTTGTTTGAAGTAACCTCCACCGCCGCCGGCACCTCCGCAAATCCAACCGGAATTGGAACAACCCTCTCCGCCTTGACCTACGAGGATAAAACGGATTTTATTAACTCCATCCGGCACGGTCCAAACACCTGCGCCTGCTCCAAGCGTTATCGAACCGCTTATTCCTGTCACGGTGATTCGAGCACTCACTTTCCCCTCATCATACCACCGACCGTCTTTTACAGTGACGTAGCTGTAGGCTCTTACAAAAAGCTCTCGCTCTTCCAGTCGTGCCGTTTCATAGTGCACATCGGCGCTGTCAAAGAACATAAATCCATCATTTTCATTAGTCGGCATGCTACCGTATTTAAAGACGAAGTGCACTCCGCTCCACAAGCCCTGCGATGGTTTCGCCCATGTAAGCCGGACTTGTCGATGAGCGTACATGGACAAATTAAAATTTATTATCGAAGTGATTCCAAAGGTTTTTATGGCCTGCTTCTTTAGGAACTCTTTTGACATGGAGACAACCGCATCACCTCCGTCAGCAGACGGAAAAACTACCTGTCCGTCCGGTGTCACAAATTTCTTGTATACTCCTGCAGGAAGTGGGGTAATAATCCTCCCTAAAATCTCGGCTGTTGGTGCTGTATCAGATATATAAAAGCTGTTCCCTCTATTCTTTCCTCCGGCACCGCCGATAGGTATAAATACTTCACTCATTATTTACTCACCCCCTTAAGCTTTACTTTAAAATCCTTACTTGGCTTCTCTGCAGCACAGTAGAAGGTCACGAAGCCGTCCGTAACCTCTGCGCTTGTAATTAAAGCGGCCATCTCGTCATAAGTTTCTATTTCCGTTGGGCTGGAGATCTTGGTGTGCGCCTTTCCCATAGATACTGAGTCTGTAGCCTTGACTGTTGGCACAGATACTTTCTGGCTAAATGGTGCAGAACTGCTCCACGCATTAGCCGGAATGGTTACGATTGTTTCACCTTTCAGCCTATCAATTTCCACCTTTAGATTTCCGACAGGTGTCTCTGACAAAATTTGTTTCACAGAATCGAACCACCTTCTGAAATTCTCCTCAAAAGAATCCTCAAGTCCACCCATGTGCTGTATATGCTCGTCGTAATTTTTATCCGCTTTCTTTACGAAGTCTTGATAAAATCCATTTAGCTGTGTGTAGAAGTCCTCCGTAGAGAGATGGTCGATAAGCTGGGTTACAAAACCACATACAGAGCTATCTCCTCGTGTATCTGTTATTGCTGCCTGAGTTATAACCGTTGCATTTGACGGTACATAAATCGTCGCGAGCGATAGCTCGTAGTAGTCTCCTCGTGCGGGTTTTATGAGTTCAGGCGCTACCGGCTTTACTGCAGGGGTTCCTTCCTTAACAATAATCTCGCAGCATCTATCCTTATAATTTGCTCTTAATACAATCCTATCAATTCTTGCATATTGCTGGGGAGCTTTTCCCAAGGTATAAGTGCTTTCTGTTTCGTCATACGCAAAAGCGCCTTGTATGATTCCAAATCCGGGATGAACCTTAATAGTTAGCCCCTCTGATGCAAATACTTGGAAGCAATCTCCGGGCTGTGCGAGCACCCCGTTACTCACAAGATTTGCAAACAGCAAACGGAATAGATCGGACGTCTCCGCCCGGTCAAATATCGGCATACCTTCTGGATCTGTTCCGGTAATCTCCGAATCAAAATAACCAAATCTTAACATTTAGCTTGCCTCCCTTTTTATAATCTTTGTTATTGTAGTCGCGTCGTCCGTTCCAAATGTTATGCTTAGTGTCATATTGGCGCTCTCATACACCTCCTGGATTGCCGTTATCCGCTCGTCGCATTCGATTCCAACATCCATATTTTGATAGGTACAAAGGTCGCCCAAATCAAAATCTTTCATATAGATGAGGTTTGCCCCAGCATCTATATCAGAGTTGACGGTCTCTATTTTTGAAAACTCTGCCAGCTTTTCCAGACCTCGCTGAGTTAGTAGCGATTTATACTGCTCTGCAGAATACTTTCGCTTTGTACCAGTATCGTCTTCATATTCACTCTGTAAATCCCTAGCATCTACATATATCTCTCTGCGTTCCTCTGCTGCATCTGTGCGCACATCAACTTCTACGATAGTTCTTGCTACTCCCTCGCCCTCTCCGGCTACGTATGCAAAGTTTGCGTGAGCACTCTCATCTCTGCCATATATCGCAGATTTAACATTGTAGAAGCGATTTGAAAATATTGCCGGGGAATTATCCTCTTGGTTTTCTGTACGATTAAGCCCTTTCCAACACTCAAATGTCAGAGTATTTTTTTCATAATCATAAAGAATCCGGTGCGACAGTTCTTGTGTTCGCTCGATATCATAAAGCTTCTCTCCAAGCTTATCCCCTGTAGTCTGCAGAGTAAGTTTGGAACCAAGATTCTTACGTATTCCAAGGCTTAATCGCGGAATTACTCTCTCCGTATTCGTGGGATGTATAGCAAAACCAGTCACAAGCGCAAGGGATATTTCCTCTGGAGTTCCGGATATATTTACTGGGTACTGCAGAACTCTATTGTCCAGTAGTTTTTCTGCAAAATATCCCTTGCAGTATGCAGAACGCTCACCCTTATCAGTCTGCGCATAGTTAACCTCTCGGATAACTCCGAGTTCTGTACGATCGTTTCTGCAAAGGTATTTACCTGAATTAAACAGGGGAAAATAACTCGCAGAGGTATGAAGTTCAAAAACGCCGGGTTCGTAGTATCTACGAGTCCATATCATGGAGTTAAACACCTTTATCGCACCGATTGTCTGAAAATCCTTGTCGAGAATATATATCTGCATGTTATACCCCCAAATATTTTGGTGTGTAGTAAAGGTTTACGTCCAGATTGACATAGTTTTTATCTGCTTCATATCCGAGATAATTTTCACCGACAGCAAGCTGAAAAGGCTCCGACTTTCTATCAACGCGCTGGTAGCAGTTCACACCATTAAGCTCTACCACCTGATGGCGCTCGTTGGTATCAATAACAAGCACGTCCCCTTTTGCCATTTCGACCTTGACTCTCATAAATTGCCCTGTTCTCACATTGATTATTTTAGGGTTGCTTACCTCTCCTCTTGTAGCTACAAATTTAATTATTACACCTGTTGAAACATCTCCATCATTTGATAGCGCAACCTCTTTATGTAAGGTTCTATAGCCAAAAGTAAAGCCCCCTATGGCGCATCCGGAATACGGTCTTTTCAGACCGGAAACCTTCTTCGCAGTTTTCAGCCAAGGGAAGGCAAAGAGAGGTGTGTATGCCGCCATGTTTTTTCCGAAGTTATCAATATTCAGCATGTATGGATCCGGACAGTATAAATCCACAACAACGGCCAGCCTTGCATCGAGTGAAGCCTTTGCTTTAAAAGTCCAGCCTTCGAGCCTATATTCTATGTTCCTCGATACACCCATATACTCGATTAGGGCTTTTCCAGTGTACTTCGGATTGAAGAACTTAATCAGCTTTTGCCTGTTTTCTTTATTGTTCTTCAAATCCCGAAAAGAAGCCTCAATATGTATTGGTCTGCCCTTTATCTTGATTCCGTCTACGGTTTCACCGTCTACAAGGGCATTATCGCTTTTACTAATTTCGATATCCGAACTCTCTAGCCCGGTTATCTTCGTGATGTCAATATCACTGTCCTTACCAAAAGTAAGGGTCCTCCCGTTACACGAGAGAACCGCTCTAATCTGATTTGCCATTATTTCACACCTCCGACGATATTACGAATCGCCTCACGCTGATTTTTTGCCACAACCGACGGAGCAGGAACTGCTTCATGGTAGTTGTTCGTCTGTTCAATTCGGTTATCGTAATATACCGATGTTCCCCCGGCAGAAAATGCCCTTCGGCTTTCTGACGCTCCGGCAGATAGCGCAATCTCACCACTGTAGGCTGATACGGTACCTTTCATTTCATTTAGGAGTGCTCTTGCACTTGTCCTCATGGTTTTTAAGGCCTTTGGCATAGACTTTTCTATACCTATCTCTGCACCGGGCAATATCCAGCGTCCAAACTCATCACGGAAAGCTTTAGACGGGGATGCAATTCCAAGAGCATCCTTTGCCCCCTCCAAAAGTGATTCTGCAAGGCTACTCACCTGATCAGTCAGCCAACTCCAGCCAGAGGAGATTCCGTTCCATATCCCTGTAACAATATCCTCTCCAATGGAGAGCATTTTATCCGGTAAGCCTTTTACTCCATCGACAACCGCATTAAATAGTCCTGTTGCTGCCTCAGTACCCTTAGTTATAAGGTCCTGTCTCCACTGGTTCAGCTTGTTTGCTGTATCGACTAACCATGTCCAAACTTTTCCGGGTAGCTGCTTCATGAAGTTTATAACTGCATCAATCATGCTCTGAATTGCAGTAGAGGCGTTGTCTTTCATATTAACGCCCCATTCTACAATTTTCGTCACCGTATTTACAAGCCAAGTCCAAATCTTACCGGGAAGCTCGGAGAAGAACTTCGTTATGCTCTCAATCCAAGTAGGTACATTTGTCGAAATCCATTTCACAACATCTTCGCCCCACTTTATGATTGAACCAATTGCAAATCCTAGCGCATAAGCTATTGATTCAGGAAGTTGAGCAAACCACTCACCCACACTTTCAATCCATGCGGGAACGTTTGTTGCAATCCAATCCAGAACTGATATGCCCCACTCTCCGAGTGTCGTCAAAACGCTTATAAGATGTGTCCAAATAGTGCCGGGGATTTGTGCAAACCATTCGCCGATTGACTGAATCCACGCTCCCATTGTTGTGGCTGCCCACGCAAAAAGCCCTGATGCGAGCTCACCTAACTTTTGTATAATCGCTTGGATCAGTTGAATTATTGCTGTAATGATTTTCGGTATACCAGTCACAAGACCGTTGAAAATCGCCGTGATAATACTTGGTATCGCCGCAATCAAAGCCGGAATAGCAGTTAATAACCCATCCGCAAGGGCTATCAGTATATCTCCAGCACAAGAGATTATCATCGGTATTCCCTCAACGAGGGCGTTTATAATTGCAGTTATAATGTTGGGTATTTCTGCAGCTATCACCGGTAATGATTGTGCTATTCCTTGCGCAAGCCCTACTAACAGTTTTCCAGCACATTGAATGAGCGTTGGAATCTGCTGAATGATCGTTTTGCCGATATAAATAACAAGTTTTACAATCTCTGGAATGAGCACCGAAAGCGCGGTACTTATCCCTTGAGAAAGTCCTTCAAGTATGTTTACTGCCGATTCTGCAAACTGCTCGAACCCTCCTCCGGATATAAATCCTGATATGCCCTTTACAATGCTTTCAGCAAATCCGGCATAGTCAAATGAATTTGCCCCTTCTGCAATTGTATTCATAAGGTCGAGGCCTATCGAGCCAAGTGTAGAAAGAAGCGAGGGAAGAACACTAACGAGCGCCCCTATTACAGATACAGCGCCAGCAATAAGAGGAGGCACGAGTCCCTGAATTAGTTCCGGAAGAACCGTCACAAGACCATTTATTAGGATTACCGCCCCATTTATTAATGCCGGTAGTATCTGATTGAACAGCCCGGGAATCATATCGCCGAGCTTTGACACAAGCGCCGGTAAGCCCGCAGCAAGCCTTGGAATGATTTCTGATAGGTTATTTACGACGTTATTTGCCAGTGTCGCAACAGATTCCGCAAGCTGGTCTACATCCCCCGTACCTGTGAGAAAGTTGTCCCACGCTGCTTTTGCGGCGTTCATAGAGCCCTCTATAGTTGTAGAGGCTTCCTTTGCTGTTGTTCCGGTGATTCCGAGTTCTGTTTGTACCTCATGTATTGCCGTATAAACATCAGAAAGATTGTTTATGTCGTAATGGGTAATCTCTCCGGTTGTTTGCTGATGGATTTTCTCCGCGTCTGCAAGAAGACGCTCCATTTCGCTTTTTGTGCCCCCATAGCCAAGCTTCAGGTTGTCCAGCATTGTATAATTTTGTTTTGCGAAGCCCTGATAAGCGTTCTGGATGCTCTCCATTGAGGTGCCCATCTTATTCGCATTATCAGACATATCTCTGATTGCTTGGTCAGCTACATTCGCCGCTTCTACTTCATCTGAGGTACTTTGCTTTAGAGCTGCCGCGAAGCTTGTTACAGTCTCCATATACTGGTTTGCCGACATGCCGGCTGTCCGGTACGCATTATTCGCATTGTCCAGCACCGTAGTTTGAGCCTTTTCGAGGGTAGAAAACTGCCCCTCTACCTCAGACACGGATTTTCCCATGCTCGCAGCATATTCTTCGATTGTTGCACCGCCAGCACCAAAAAGCGTCTCTACTCCGCCGACTAACTGTTCATAGCTTGCGACATTATCAAGAGCACTCTTTGTCAGTGCGGCAAATGCCACTGTACCGGCACCAACTGCAGCAGTCACTCCGGCAAATGCTTTCCCGGCTATTCCACCAAGCTGTCCAACTGCTCCTGAAAACCCCGAGGAATCGACTTTGGTATCAAAATTTAGTGTTCCGTCTGCCATTGCTTACTGTCTCCTTCAACATTTAATAGCGCGGAAGGATTTCCGCCTTTCATAAGGATTTCAGTAAGGTCACTTTCGGCCTTTGTTTGCTCATATCTTCCCGGAAGAGCATACATACGCTTCATACGCTTATAATGCTCCTTTTGCTCTTTCGAGAGTTTTGGAGAGATTTTCATAGACCTGTAGCCTATGATCTTCATCATCTGCGTATCTTCCGGTAATGAACGAAAAAGGGCCCGAAACTGCCACCAATGGAGCGTCTCTTTTGCTAGGTCTATCCGATAAGCGGACATAAACCCGGCATAAATGTAATCGGCGTCGTACTCGTAGGAAAAAACCGTTTCACCGCCCTCATCTCCACCGGCTGTCTGCCGCGGTTCTGAACCACAGCGGTAAAACCAAAAGATTTTTTCGATTGCCTCCCGAATTGTCGTTTCGTCAAAAACTATTCCGGGATAGTAAAGTTCGAGCATTGTTAGGAGTTTATCTTCGTCAGATAGCTCCGGATCGGACAGCATTTCCTCAAAGATAATCCCTGTGCGGAAAGATGTTTCGATTTCTACCTTGTTGCCAGCAATATCAACCGTCTCTGGGAGGCCGTCTAAAATGAGATTCAATGCTTTTTAGCGGAAACGACCTGACTGAAAGACTTAGACCGCTGAGTATACTTATTCGTAAGGTCATTAATTTCTTTCTTTGCCCCTGCCGCACAGTCTGTAAGTTCTGCGATGGCTTCCATGCAATCTCTAAGGTTCATTCTGTCCCCAAAGAGTTCCTTAGAGGTACCATTTCCGAAAATCCTATCGAAATATTCCCTCGCCACTGTACACTGCTCACGGAAGGCATCCGCTACCTTTTCATACTTCCGATCGCGGGCATCTGTCGCCTTGTTATGCATATCTTTTGTAGCGGTCTCATATCGCTCCATAAAGTCAGCATCGAAAAAATCTCCCTCAAGTTCCTTGCCTAAAACTACGATTTTCGCCATATTATTTTCTCCTTTGGTCGAGGCAATGAAAAAGGAGAAACAATCCGCCTCGTTAGATTGCCTCTCCTCTGTCCAGCTTCTGCCGTATGGTCAGAATACTGTAATCAGTTCATTATGCGTCGTAGGCTCCCTTGAAGTCTCCGGCGGTAAATGTCTTTGTCACTGTGTCAAACTTCCCCTGAATAGGGTCCCCTACAGCATGCAATGTACCGGATACAGATACCTTTTCTCCGCCATCTCCCTCGTAATCGGAAACCTCGTTTGCTACGATGAATTTACGGGCTTTGAAAAGCGCTGCTGTTTCTGTAGGGTTGCCGATAGGATTATACAAATCAACACGAATATACTCGTGCTGTGCATCCCCTCCGGTGTGATGATCACGTCCATCCTTCCATAATGCGGTAATAGCCACCTGAGAAGGAATGTGGTCTGCTTCATAGGAGAACTCAGTCTCATATCCGATAATATCGGTAGAGCTTGAAGTCTCATTGATGTAAGTAGTTGAATCAGTCTGTGCGGAAGGGCTTTCATTTACACTCTTGAAGCCTGTTCCCATAAGCTCAAACTTGTCCCCAACCTTGATATAATCCGCAATTTTATTACGGACTAATGCCTTTCTGTCTGCACTAGCCATATCTTATACCTCCTTAAAATACTGTAGTGTCAATTGAATCTGATACCTTGCCGTTGTCATAGTAGCGTCGAACATATAGCCCGGTGCATCTACTATTAGTTTTTCCGCCTCGCACTTCTCCGGCATTTCCGGTAGAACTCCCGCCTTACTTTGAGATTCTATCCAGTTACAGAGATTCTCATAAAATGTACTGTTCTGGATATTCTCAAGCCTGTCCAGAGAGTAATACTCGCGGGAGCCGAATTTAAATTTGTATTGGCGAATACTTGAGCCGTCAATGTATTCTTGAATAACCGGAGATACTACTCCGGTCTCTATCGTGTATTCCACCGCTTCATTTCCAAGAGCATCTACTCGGAATACCCCGTCTTTTAGTAAGGGGCATTTCATGAAATAATCGGTCAACCCCTGTATGATTGAATCTATCATTTTCTAAAAGCCCCTCCAGCAGCCTTTACTATTGAATCCCGGTAAGAAGCCTTCATGCTCTCAAACCACATCCCTCTTGCCTGCGGATGCGCCGGGGAGCCTCCGGAATTGTTGTAATACTGGCGCCTTGCGTACGGCGCAAGGTAGTTGATTTCTCCGGATCCTATTACGGTACCAAGCGTAGCACTCTTAATCATCATTCCTGTACGCATAGGAGTCAGCTTGTCCATATACCTAAGGCACTCGCTATCAACTATTTCCTGCGCCTTGATGAAATCAGCACGTTTCTGCTTTCCGAAATGCTCATTCCACTTGAGCCCAAATTTAAGATTTTTACCTTCTTGAACAAACGAAGCCGGAGTATTGACGTCCGAGAAATTTCTCTTTGAGCCCATTATGCGCCTCCTATCCTCCAATGTTTTACGATATCGCTCCCTCGGACTGTATTATCAGCGTATTCTGTCACAGTAATCAGCTTAAGCCCCAGTTCTTCCGAAATCTTAGCAATTTCTTTGCCTGTATAGTTTTCCTTTTCGTTATCTAAGAGAGCAAGAAGGATAAAGTCTCCTTTCCGGATAGTCCAGTATCTTTCTGCATTTTCTGCTTTGCGATACTTTCTCTCCGGGATATATTCCTTCCCAATCTCTGAACTGATTAAAGGCACTCGTAACTTATATACGCTTTGATTCGTCCAAACTCCGTCATTTGCACTGACACCCTCGCTTTCATAGTAAGAGGACCCTTTAATCCTTGTCGGAATAAATACCTCAGTTCTGGTATTCGCGTCATATCGTGCGTTGAATAATGTAATGTCTGCCATACTGTTACACTCCAAAGTCCATCAAGCCTGTTTGGAACAGATACGCATATGCTGCCTGATATAGGCTTTTCTCTGAAAACGCCGCCATATCCATCTCACTGGAGCCTCCGAAAGATACAGAGTACCCGTCATTGGATTCGCTTGATATCTCCCGCCCTTCATGGGCATTTTTCCTCTTTTCTTCCCAGAACAGAATCTCAGCCATAGAGCAAACAGCCAGTCGGACTGCAATTCCACAATCCGTCTGACTGATTCTCCCCATAGTGTAATGATCCAGCTTTGCGCTGGCTCTTGTGGCGAGCCGATTAAAGGTACTTTCGTCCGTTATACGGTCGCCGAGATACTCGCTCCGGTAGAACGCATGCTCGGCGTATTGCATAGGCTCTCCTTACTGTGCTGTGTGTGCGTAGATGCCGGGAAGCTTGTTGTCTCTTACCTCTGCAATTCCTGCAGTACGATAGCCGAACTTCCAAGCATCTGCATCCTGATTCTGATCAGGAGTAATAATCTTGTTTACGGTATGCTTCTGGAACTGAATAACCGCTCTCTTATCTACCGCAAGGAAGTTGATTGCTCCGGCTCCCTTGAATCCTCCAGCTTCCTGTCCACTTGTAGTACCGTTGTTCAGGGTAATAGTCTTGAAGAAGCGGGAAGAAGGCACTTCGATAATGCCAGCCCATCCGTCAAGTGCCGCACGGCTTGCAGTGGTATCGAGCCCGTCAATTAAATCCTTAAGAGGGGACTTAATGAACAGGTAAACAGTATCCAAGCTTGCTTCTGCGTCCTTAATAGCACTCTTTGCCGCCATAACCGCATCAATCGCTGCCTTACCGTTTGCCAGTGCTCCGGTAGCAGAACCGATTCCTGCCTTTGAGGCATAAGCACCTAAGCGGTATGCGTCGAGCTCCGGAACAACCTTGGTACGAACGAACTCCGCAGATAAAGCAGAGAATACAGGTGTAGCCTCCATCTCATCCAGAGCATCTACGGTGAACATTCTTCCGCGGTCATATCCGATTTTCTTAGTCTCATACTCGAAAGTCACGGAGCCGTTTACATACCCGCTGTTTCTTCCATAGTTCGCAAGTCCATCCATAGACATCTTAGGAATGAGTAGCTCGTTTGCATTTGCTCCCTCTTTTACCAGAGTGTTATCTCCGTCGAGGACACTTGTTAAAGACGCAAGCTTATAAACCTCGTCCAGCGCCTCGGAATAGAACTTTCTTAACTGAATTGCATTTGCCATTGTTTTTTCCTCCGTTGATTAGGTTAATTTTTCTCTGCCGGGAGTCCCATGAGTGCTCTCATAGTGGAGAAATCCGCGGAATTACCGCTTTCCCCTCCTCCGGTTCTCCCAACCGCATTTTTGTGTGGCTCTTCTGAGCCGAACATATAGGAATCAGACTTCCGAATAGCTTCAAGGGCTGTCTTAATGTCAGCACTCTGGTCTTTGGATGCCTTGAGGGAATCAATATCGAGCATTGCCATGATGGCCTTCGCATTTTTACCGCCCGCAGCAGTAATCGCTCCGGACAGAGTATCATTGAATGCACGCTCTGCTTCTTTGGCGGTGTACTCATCATCCTTTTTCTTTAGGTCGCTTTGCAAATCGGTGATTTGCTTCTTAAGCGCTTCAACATCCACACCGTCAAACTTCCCAAGGCTCTCTTTTGTGGTATCGAGCTGTGACTTGTAATTATCCCTCTCTCCTTCCGCCTTTGTCGTTTTGGCTTTCTCCGCAGCAATGTCCTTGCCGTTCTCAGCCATGATCTTGTCAATCTGTTCCTGTTCGAGCCCAAGCTCTTTCAAAAATTCGGTTTTCATAGTGTCTCCTTTCACACATAGGTTGTTTTAGGGCTTTAACCAGCGCCCTGTGAATAGTCCGCCTTTAAGGTCTCGGATTCCAGACCAATAAAAAGACACCCTCCCAAATGGGAAGGTGCCGATTTAACATGTTATTTACTTATTCAGTACGTTATCTTCATAAATCCTATCACGCACTTTCTGCATTTTGCGTCCTTCATCTGAATAGTCGTAGTAATCAGGTGGGGCAAAACCATTTGTCATGAGCCAATCGTCTATTGACAAAAGAACCGCCCTGACTGATCCTGAATCTAACGGAACCATCGGAATTTTCTCGAGCAAATAAGCTCTATCATCCATATTTACTGTAACCATTTTCATCTCCTATATTGGGTTTACTTGAATTATTTTTTGCTCACTGATACTTACTGCCACAGAACAGCTTTCACCGATATATTGTCTTCGATAATCATCTCTAATGACGTAATCCTTTTCAACCGTTCCATTTTTTAAAGCGTCGCACACATCACCAACTTTTACTCCCATCCTCATACCTTTATGCTGGGTTGAAGTTTGACCTATTACGCGGTCGATAAAGTGGGTTGTGTAACCCTCAATAGATATGCCGTCAAAAGTCTTTAATCCTATAACTTTATCTTCAACCTCTTGAGCCGCGTTCTTATATACTGTAAAGCCTGTCAGAACGTGAATATCGCCTTTTTCTACAGCGTGATTATACCCTTTAAGCAAGATATATTCTCGTGTTCTATTATACCTCGCTTCGCTATACTTATCTACTGTGTTTAAGGTTGTTTCAGTCGCCCCTATATCCTTTAGCCATTGGCGGTGCTTCTTTTCTTTCTCCCAAAGCCATTTCTGATATTCTTTCTGGCTGGGTGCCACGCGTCCTCGGAGATCGTAATATATTCGCTCTTTCTGTTCCGGCAAATCGAAGGTTTTGCAAAATGCCTTGTACTCATCAAGCTGTGCCTGATATTTGCACCGCTCGATAGTAATGTCCTCGGAATCTGCGCCTCCCTCTTCTAAAAGTTGAACCTCTTCCCTCTGTGCGCGCATATTTGTTTCCATACGGCGCTGTTTCTGCGTGGCTTCATAGGCGTTATATTCTTTACCACGGAAGGCTTTCTTTCGTGCCTCGCGTGCGTTTTGCTCCTCAAGCCACTTATCCGTATATGTTCGCTCGGAGCCCTCAAAGAATGGGTAATACTCATGCCGGCAATTCCAACCGAGCAATCCTCCTCCGCTTCCAAGGCCGCAGATACTCTCAAGTTGCTTTTTGGTGTAAATCTTCCCTTGCCATGCAGCGTGGTCAGGTCTTGCTCCGGCATGCCAAGATACCTCAAATTTCTCAACACCAAGGCTTTCGGCATTCATATCCATAATTTTACCGGATAATTGTGAGGCCCCGGTTAATACTGCCCTGCGCGCTGCTACATCTACTCTGTTGTGCCAGCCGGAGGCGTAGTCTACAGTTCTAAGCCCGCTGTCTGTAAGTTCCCTACAAACCCTACGAATCAGAGTATTGTAATCATACATTCCTGAAGTGAGTCCAAGCATTGCCTGGTCAAGGTAGCCATTGTATATCTCAGAAAGAGGGGTATATACAGGTTTTCCTTTCCCAATCATGAATCCCAAGGATCTAGTTATTCCGGAAAGCTCCTTTTCAGTCTGCACTGTGATAGCTTTCACAGCCTGTTGAAGTTGGTAGTTTTCCGCGTAGGGAATAAAGTTGCTCGTGATTCTTTCATACTGTGGCTTGTAGATTGTGTACTCATTGGCTATCACCTCCTCATAAAGCCTCTCTACCTCCTTGGCGTTGTACCCAACAGCCGAGGCTATTATCTTCTCTATGTCGCTAGTGCTTTTCCCGAGCATAAGCATTCGGTTTAACTGCCAGTCTGCCATGCTGGTTATCTTACCGGCTTTTTTTATCCTGCGGACCACATCCGCCATGACATCCTGCTCGAGTTTTCGGTATTTAGCCTCTAATCCTACCGCAAGAGAGGAGCTATAGCTTTCTCTCACGGCATTACAGTAGACGGCTGCTCAGGCAGATTGGCGGCAGCAGTTTCCTCATCCTCTTGGTACCATTTCGCCCTATACTCAGCAAGTCCCATAACACCCATAGCGACATCCTTGCGATCCTGTTCGCGTTCGCTCTCTTCGTCGGTAAGAATGCTGTCATTGAATGCACAGGAGAATTCATACTTTGTCGTATAGAGCTCGCTGTAGAAAGCAAGGGCGTCCACAAAGTCGGAAAGGCAGTCTCGGAGATTCTCTTGAATTGCATTCACTCGGTTATACTTCCGCTGCTTGGATGCTCTAATTTCTGTAGCGGTCTTATCCACCTCTGAGGCGTCTGACAAATCCCCATAAGCAAGGCCTACGATAAACTCAATATTTCGGTAAGTCTTTTCAAGTCCCCTAATATAGGCTTCATCTCTCATAGCCGGAGAGTATTCTTTGTAGAGCTCTCCTTGGTTTTGCTCAAGATTCAGTCCCCGGTATAGCCTCTGCTTTCCTTCCGGAAGCTTTACTCTTCCATCCTTGTGGCGAAGTGCTCTCTCATCCACATGGACAGCCCTTTCTCCGGAGCTGTACTCCCAATCAAGACGGCCGTACTGGATATCCGCCTTTCTAATTGCCGATACTGCAGCCGAATAGATGGAAACACCACACGGAGAGCCGTCTACCCTGTTCTTAAGCGGTACACGAAAGTATCCGTAATCATTCTTTGTCATTCCGGGAAAGACAATGGGTCCCGGTTCAATGTTCGCCCACTCGTCTATGTCCGCAAGATTCCCGGGCGATCCTATCATGCTTTCCGAGCTGGAACGATAGCACCGATTCTCAATAACAAGATTGTGGTTATGGTCAAAATAATGTCGTTCTACTCTCGTGAACCAGCTGTTCTCTCCTACCTTCTTACGGGTAAAGAACATAATGTCTGAAGGCTTGCCCTCATCATCAAAGGCAATAGGCACGAATTTATCCGCTGATACGAATTCCGACCGCCCGTCTCCTAGTGGCTTAAGGATAAAAGAACCTAGCGCAAGGCCATCTTGCAAATTCTCGTTAAGGTCTCGAATGGCGTTCTTGAGCATGACGTCCAATACCGGATTATCAATACTGGCCTCCATCTCTCCAAGAGCAATATCCGCAAATTCTCTACAGATGCACTCTTCCAGCTTAAGAGATGTAATTCCTTTATCTTCGTTAATCCAATCTGCTGCACCGCATATCATATCCTTCCACAGATTGATTGCGTCAATCATAGGCTGGGACATTGTGATATCTCGCCCGGCTATGCCTTTCATGATATTGTAACCGAACATCTTACCCATTACTCCTTTCAGCCAGTTTGTTAGATTTTCAAACATATTAAACCCCTATCAGTTCCTTGATATCGCGTTCATACGTATACTCCATAGCGTCCAAGCTATCTATATCCGTGGAGCCATCGTCCAAACGTATATCATTTTCCTCTGTTTTATCCCATACAGCATCAGAGAGCGCAGTTTGTACGGTCTCTGCATCATCAGTAATCCAAAACCGCCTAGCACCCATAAGGCGAAGCATGCAGTTGATACGATCATTAATCTTATCCTTCTTTGCCGGACGAACTATGATAAACGGGAATTCCTTTTCAACCGCGTTACGAATAGACATGCCAAGCACGCTTTCCGCATTATCCCAGTACACACTCTCCAAGTTATGGTATCCGTCATAAGATGTCGTCCCGTAGGTATCTTCTACATAGCGGACAAAATCAATAAACAGAGCATCTAGCTTATTACTGTCTATTGCTTCCCCTGCATCTGTCGCCTTAATCCTTCTGGAGGCAAGAATAATCAAATCGTGGTATCCGTCTACATATCCCCTAGCTACAAAGGCGTGACCTGATTTATTCCCTCCAAAGTCAAGTCCTATTTCAATACTGGTAATATCCTCCCGGCGGAACTGCTTGCAATTCGCACTCGGGTCTACAGTATCTACTATTTCGCATTTGAACAGTGTCGGCTCATCAGCAAATTTCCTGTAGATTGCTCCCTCTGCTCTCTTCCAGCGTCCAAGGATTAAGCGCTCATAGTAGATTGTTCCGCTGTACTCCTTGCAGAGATTGTCCACAAACTCCTTGGACAAGTGCGGATTATCGAATATCGTATACTCCTGAAGGTACATATCCACATCAGAATCTATGAATTCCTTCAGCCAGTGTGTAGGGTGCTCAGGGTTACAGGCGCCATCAAAGCAGGAGTAGGGCTTATCCAAACGGGACTGCAATATCCGGAATACTTCTTTGTTCCACTTGGCTATCTCGTCGCCGTAGGCATACTTTATCGAGGCACCCTGTATCTTTGCTACCTGCGACACCTTTTCCGCTCCTAGGCAATACACATCCTCTCCAAATATCCTTGCAATGTTACGCGAGTTAATCGTTCCGACACGCTTTGCTGTGTATACCTCTCTCATGGGCTCTAGGACATTTCTTTCAATTGTGTCTCTCGATACGCCAAGAATAACCGCAAGCCCGGGCTTTCCAATCAGGTCGATAATCCGTCTCGGTATTACTGCAGTGATATCTACAAAGGACTTTCCGGAACGTACTGCACCGGATTTAATGTTCCAACGCCTTGTCGCTTGGTTAAGATATTCAGTTTGCTTCGGACTTAAACTTATCACGGTTCTTCATCCCCTCTATGAACTGTAATACAGCATCATTATCAGTCGTTTCCACTTCGTACTTATCACGCTGGCCAAGATATTGCTTGCCTAGCCAAATCGCCATTGTTGCGTTTTTCTCTGCCAGCCTGAACTGCGCCCGGCGGAGTGATATCTTCCCTGTACTCCTCTTTTTGTCGTATACTTCGGAATAACTTTCGTCATATGTTCTTCTTGCCCATGCGTCCAAAGTCTTATCCGTGATGGAGAACCATCCGCAAATTTCTTCTTTGCTGCATTGCAGGCCACACAGCTTTTCAAACTCTTTCTGATTTATTTCTTTCCTTGGTCTTGCCACACTCCACCTCCTCTCTTTGGCATACAAAAAGCCCGAGGATTACTCCCCGGGCGCGAGTCCTCCTCCGATATGGAGGAATAGAACCAATTTCGTCATTTTACATTTTATCACACTAAAAGCGGACAAAACGGGACAAAACGGACAAAGTTTCAAAAATTCTCTTTAAGGTACCTCTCCAGTTCCTTCCGCACACTTTCCCCACTGCATCCGGATAGTCGCATTCCGACCTCCTCCCAAGTGTAATTGTCGAAGTATTTAAGGTGTACGATTCTCCGAATCCGCATAGGCGTAGTGGAGAGCCATTTCTCTACCTTTAGTTTCAAATTACAGGCATCGGCTTTTTGGATATAGAGGAGGTACTCTTCTCTACTGATGAGATCCATCTCCTCCTCCGGGAATCCCTCAAGTTTAAAGCTCCGTTTTATCCAAGGATACTCGGGGCTGGACCCTTCCGTTTTGTCGATAAGGGTTGTCCGCGCCTCTTTTAACCCGGCTATTCTATCCTCTGTCTCCTTTATCAGCTCGCACGCGTCCGAATACTGCTCGAGCAACTTCTTCTCCATGTTATTCCACCTTTCCTAGCCTTGCCTTTAAGGCTCTCAGTACATCCTCTTGATTCTGTCCCTTTTCACTCAGGGACTTTTTAATGTCATGGTCTACTGTATCCGTACAAAGCAGTTCATGAACGAGTACCGGCTTTTCTTGTCCTTGCCGGAAGAGTCGGGCGTTCGCCTGCGCATATAGCTCATAGCTCCACGGCAGCGAGAACCAAATAATATGCCTCCCGCCGTACTGGAGATTGATTCCGTAAGCCGTACTTGCGGGATGGGCAAGTAAGATATCAATCTTCTCTTTATTCCAGTCTTCCTCATCCTTAGGGCTTTTAAACTCTCTTACCTCTAGGCCTGATTTCTCCAAAGCTTTCAGGATCCTATCCTTGTCATGCTTGAAATTATAAAAGACTAAGGCCGATTCCCCATTTAACTCTTCCACAAGCTCTATAAAACGCTCCAGCTTGCAGTCGTGGATATGGTTAACCACTTTGTCCTCATCGTAGATTGCGCCGTTCGCGCACTGGGAAAGCTTGTTTGTAAGTACTCCGGCAGATACCGCAGTTATCTCGGAATCCTCAAGAGATAAAACCATGTTCTTTTCTAAATCCTGATAGGCCTTTAAGGCTTTCTTATCCAGTTCTACCGGTACCTCGTTATAGACGATAGAGGGAAGCTCTAAATAGTCTTTAGCCTTAAGGCTTATGCAAATGTCGGATATCTTTTTTGTGATAGCCTGCTCTGCGCCCTTTTTCGGTTTGTAATCATATCCCATATAGTCAGAATCAAAATACCTTGTCCGATAATGCGTGATATATTGGCCAAGTCTTTCTCCTTGATCCAGTAAATAGATCTGACTCCAAAGGTCAAGAAGGTTCTTAGGGCTCGGTGTTCCGGTAAGACAGACTACTCTCGAGATCTTCGGAAGTGATTTCTTTAAAGCCTTAAATCTTTGCGACTGTGGGTTTTTAAAGCTTGAGCTTTCATCTATGACAACCATATCGAAGAACCAGTCACTCCCTAGGGTCTGATAAAGCCACACGACATTATCCCGGTTAATTACATAGATATCCGCAGCAGTCTGTAAAGCCCGAAGCCGTTCCTTCTGAGAACCCACCACTTTCACGATTTTAAAATCCTTCGTGTGATCCCATTTCTTAGACTCCGTTGTCCAAGTTGTCTCTGCTACCTTTTTCGGGGCAATAATAAGAACTCTGGACACTTCCAATCTATCCTTTAATTCTTCAATAGCTGACAAGGCAATAATCGTTTTGCTAGCCCAAGCCCATATCCAAGAAAAGACCGACAGCATTTTGATGTACGACTTTGTCTATACACATCGCTTGGTAATTATGTGGAATGAACTTCATACGGCATCACCTCCAATCATCAATATTATTTACAAATTCTTCTACTTCCGGAAGGCCATAAAGCACAAAAGTCTTTTGCCTGAAATCCCGAAGCTTTTTAAGTTGTGTTCTTTGCAGTTTAGAAAGAACTCCTTTTTCTGTCTTAAGTTCAACGAATAGAACCCTACCGGTATCGGTAATCACGATTCTATCCGGAACGCCTCGACAGTTTGGAGAAGCGAATTTGTATACTAAACACCCCTTCGCTTCCAGCGCACTTTTAAACTTCTTTTCTGTATCCTTTTCCAACATAAACGCTCCTTCCGTTTTTGGCTTGTGTTACAAAGTTACAAAATTTTTCCTTACGCGCGTATATACATACAGCGCACAACATACATGCATTTAATTATTAAATATTGCGTATATATGCGTGTATTTAATGCTTTTACTATGTACTACTATCTGCTCCAGTAATCTTTTATTTTTTAAAAAAAGTTGTAATCTTGTAACAGATAGTAGCTACATCCGCTAAAACACTAGATTTTTTGTGTTACAACTTTTTTGATTTTTGTTACAACTGTTACAACTTTTTTATTGTTAAATTTATTTAATTAATGCCAATTTTTTTAAAAGTTGTAACAGTTGTAACAAAATAAGCCTTTTTTCGATTAAGTTGTAACAAGGTATTTTTGTCTTCTTTAGCCGTTCTTATGGAACCGTATAACATCTCATCAGGCCATAGTTTTTATCTCTAAACATCGTTTTCTTTGCCCCCTTTATTGACCTTATGCACCTTCCATATCTGAATGAATCAACCAGCTTCAAACTTCCTATAGGAAGTCGTAGAAGTTCGTAGTGAATATTCTGCGGGGATAAATAAGGTAGTCTCATAAGTTCCCCGTCATACGGTATATTGCCCTCTAAGAAAGAAATGCGCTGATAAATTTCCCTGTTTAGCCAGTCGGTCGGAACCATAGTTTGCGAAAACTTCTCAACCATAGACTGAATAGGATCTTGCTCCCTGTAGTCCTCGTGCAGCCCTGCTAGAATCTTACTGCTTTCCTCGCTGAGTACTTGATATTGCAGTGCGTCGTAGTCTCCTGCACATAAGTCAATCTTAAAGGCTATCTCTGCCCATATCTGGTCTATTACGTCGCCTGTTAGGTCTTTCCAGATGTTCTTTTTATGTTTCTTCACTCCTACCGGTAAAGGATAAAATCTTCTGTTTCCTGTTTCATCCCGGAGGAACTCATCCTTGTTACTGGTGCCGAAGAATACGCATTTTCGTTTGTGCTCTATGCTGCGTCGTCCATAAGCTTCTCTGTGATAGGAGCTTTTCATAGATAGAAACTGCTTGATGTCCTCAGATTCCTGTTTATTCAGGGCTGCAAGCTCTCCCATCTCCACAATCCACTTCCCGGCAATTGCCTCTTCGGCTTCCTTTCCAACAGTTCTCGCCTTAAAGTCTGCAAACCAATCCTTTCCAAGTTTCTCCAGTATGGTGCTCTTTCCTATCCCCTGTTCCCCGGTAAGAATCAGCATGTTGTCGTACTTCGCTCCAAACTTGTATGCCCTTATGGCACAGGCCAACAAGGTTTTTAGAGTTACTTCCCTTGTATAGCAGTTATCCTCTGCACCTAAATAGTCAATAAAGAGTGTCTCCGCACGCTCTACGCCGTCCCATGTCAAAGAATTCAGATAATCGGCTACAGAGTTTATTCGGTTATTCCGAAGTACATTGGTTAATGCGGTATAGCATTTATCTTTGTGGTACACCGCGTAATAGGTCTCAATGTATCCGATGAGCCCGCAGTCATCTTCATCAGTCCACTCGTGATAGCCAGTCTTATCCCACGGCACCGCGCCTCCGCAGTAGTTCCGCCCGGTAAAGGAGTCGGAGTAAATCTTTCCTTTTATGTTGAAATCGTTCTGCATGATGGTCTCTAAGTTCCGGATGGTGGGAAGCACACGGCCGTCTTCATTCCGTTTCAGTTCGGCCATCCAAGACAAGTCTTCTTTCGTGAGATCTTCCGGATCGTCTCCCTCTTCCGTATCTATCGTTTCAAAGGCTTTTATGCGTTCGAGGTCGAGAGTACTTCTTGCTGTTGGGTCGTTATTTACGAAAGCGCACATAGCATTAAATGACGGCTTGTTTTCTTCCTTTGTATTCGGACTGGCCTTCTCATCAAGATTTCCGAACTTATGGAGCCTTACAAGGTCAAAGGCATTTACCAGTATTCCACTGATAGGATCCGTAGCATGGTGGGAGTACATAAAGGTGTCATTGTCGTATAAAACAGCGCCGCCTGTTGTACTACCGTCTGCATAGGTGTATCTGTCCGGTCTATCTGTAGGTAGATAAATCCCATTTAGAAAATGCTCTATAGCTGAGGGGATATCGTAAGCTTTACAGAAAGCGCCGATAAGACCGGACTTCTCCAAGGGGTTTCCCTGCTTCGTGATTTCCCGTCTGATGAGTAAGTTCTCACTTTGACACTTTGGCCACTCAGCGAGGTTCTTCCAGTCGTGATATAAGCCTAGTATCTTCTCCGCATTTACCTCTTCCCCGTCAAAGACCTTGTAAACATAATCAGCACCTTTACAGATAGATGGGAAGTACATAAGCCGGGAAGCTTCGAAGGTGGTAGGATCGCAGAGGTCAATCCCTATCCTGCTGCCTAACATTCTTGCTATCGGCTCGTATTCCTCTTTGGAACATTCCACTTCTAAAGGGAGCACAATTCGTATCCTTGGTTTTGTAGTTTTATGCTTTCTTGTGCTGTAAACTAGCGCCTTGTAGCCAAGTATATCTAACGCGCGGTAAACCTCATCCGTGTCCGACTCTGCCATGTTATCAAGGTCTAAAGTGATGAGGCTCCGGCTAAGAACGTTTTGCGCTTTCCGGATACCGTCCTTTAAAGTACCTCCTACAAAGCCTCCAACGTCCTTAAGGGCGTCCTGTCTGTCCTTAGAAAGCGCCAGATACTCGTCCATTGTTTCCTTGCCCACCTTGGGAGTTTTAAAGAGCTCGAGGAACTTCTCCCAAGTGACGGCCTTTTCTTTCCAATCTTTACTTTTTCGGCTTTTGGCCGTACTAATCCTTTTTATAGAAGTATCCATCGAATCCAGCTCCTTTAAGTATGAGTCCCTTTGCCCAAGGTATAGGAAGGGCGAAAATATCGCATAATTCTTCCACAGTAAGGCTTTCGTCTGCTTCCACGATAATTTCATCATGGACATGGAAAACCGGCTGCAAATGGCGCTCTGCTATCCTGTCCAGTGTTACACAGAGGCAGTCCCGGGCAATGGCCTGCACAATGTTCTCTACAAGCTTCCCGCCGAAGGTCTGCTCTTCTCCCCATTTCTTCGTAGTTTGGTTCTGGGAAAAGAAGGTTAAAACCTCATTCCCAAACCGTCCTATTCCGATAAAGGGCTTACAGTAGAAAAGCTTTCGCGTGCTCGGTAGTTCGATTGTTAAGAAACGAAGACCATTGTTTAAATCCTCTTCCAACCTAAAAATTAAGCCGTTGTATGTTCTTGCCCTTCCGTCCTTTGTAGTGGCCATAGCGCACTCTCCGACCTTGTACCAAAGCTTTAAAATGTTCTTATTGGCATTTCTCCACCTAGTCACGATCTCCGGAAGTTCTTCCTCTGTGAGCCCCATGTCTAGGGCCCCCATAGAGATAAGGGCGTTCGTTCCGCCTTGATAACCAAGAGCCAAAGTCGCGACTTTCCCTTTCTGCCGGAGAGTGTATTCGGGATTTCCTTTTACAATCTTTTCAATAGGAACGTGGAACATTTGCGAAGCGACTGCCTCGTATATCTTTCCATGCGTTGCAAATACCTGATTTACCCATTCTTCTCTCGCAAGCCACGCTATAACTCTTGCTTCAATCGCAGAGAAGTCGGCCACAACATATTTCTTTCCGTTTTTTGGTACGAAAGCAGTACGAATAAGCTGGGAGAGTGTGTCCGCTATGCTTGAATAAATCAGGTCTAAAACTTCATAGTTCCTTGCCTTCACGATCTCCCGGACATCGGCTAGAGGCTCTAAGTAGTTCCGGGGCAGATTCTGCATCTGCACAAGGCGACCGCTGAACCGTCCTGTCCTAGCTCCGTAGAACTGAGAAATGCCTCGAACTCTTTCGTCCTTGCAGACTGAAGATAGAATCGCATCATACTTCTTAACAGATGTCTTTCCGAGCTGCTGCCGTATCTCTAAAGCCCTGCGGACCTTCGGCGGGAGATCTCCGGATAAAGCGTCCTGCACGTCCTTCTTCTGTATGCTCTTAAGTTCTACGCCTTCGGCGTTCACCCATTCCAGAAGCTGCGTTGGGCTGTTCGGATTCTCTAAACCGGTTAAGGCTACAGCTTCAGTTGTAAGGCGCTCCACACTCTCTTCTTGAATGGCCAAAGCGCCTGTTACGAGATCCATGTCTACCCCCACACCGTAATAGTTCATAAGAACATCCCTTCGCCATCTTTCCCATTCAAGCTCCGGAACAGGGAAGGAAGAAAGCTTTCTTTCTATCGCCCTCTCCGCTTCTACGTCCTTCATGTTGTATTCTTTAAAGAGATTCCATTTATCTGCATCCGGCTTATACTTACCAAGGCAGAAGTAGCGAATAAGCTGCCTACCTATAGCAAGCTTCTTCTTGTCTTCCGGAAGCCCTACAGCCTCTCCTGTAGCTTCGAGTCCTGCAGGAAAACCCAAATACATGGCGTGAATCATGGTGCATTGCCACTGCTCTATAGGTGTTTCATATCCTGCCCTATTTAAGCAAAGCCACTCGAAAGATGCGTTATATGCGTGCTTAATTACCTCTTTGTCCCGTAAAGCCTGTAAAAGAAAAAGGGGTATTTCCTCCCCCTTTTCTAAGTCGAGAACTTCTACAGGCTCATCATCAAAGGCATAGGCTAGGAGCATAATGCGGAACGCTTCCGACTCTGCATACTTAAATGCTCCGCATTTTCTGATATCCACATCCGAAGATGTTTCAATATCGATACTTAAGTGCTTCATAGCCTCCCTCCCTGCTTAAATAATGTCGTTTACATCGTCCTCTGCGAACTCGAAGCCGTCTCCGAATGCGCTTTCTGCTGTTACCTGTACTCCTCCTAATGGCTCTCCATCACGGACAAACTGAATGCCGTTCAGTCCGCAGGCGACTCCCTTGTTGCCGTTTGAGTTGTAAGCGTAGAAGTTGACGTTTGCTCTTACATAGCAACCACTGTATACGGCAGTCTGGTCTAAGATACGCTGCAGGTTCTTATCTACTACTAAAGGCGGACGGTTCTCATTTGCCTTTGCCGTAATGATGTAGTGATCATGACACTCCTCGCCATAAGGCTCACCATCGGTAGGACGAACGCCATCACCATCTACGAAAGAGATAGTAAGCTTCGGAGGAATCTTCCCTTGGAACTTATTATCCTTTCCCAGCTGCTTAGCTTCCTCAATGGCTTTTTCTACCTCACTAATGGTCTTCGTATCAGACTTTGGAACCAGTAAGGTAGCTTGATACTTAATATTGCCGGATAAATCTGCTGCCGGCTCAAAGATGTGTGCGTAAGATAATCTAACGATTCCTGTAGTAATAGCTGTTCCCATAATTAATTTTCTCCTTCTTCTGTAAACATGGACTTAACGTCCTGAATTGATGGTCTTATATCACTGGAAAGCGTAAGTGTCGGCTTGCCTTGCGACTTTGTTACATAGGCTCCTACCAAGGAGCTAAACTTCTTTTTACCGAGAAGCTTTTCGACCTTAGCGAGCGATAAAGGTACTGTCTCATAGAGTGCCTGTTCCTCTGTGCCGTCTTTTATGATTATTTCAAAGGCTTTCTTTTCATCGCTCCATACTCTACTGGACCTTCCCTCTACTGCCTTGTAGCCTTTTATCTCTTTTCCGGAAAGAAGCTGCTCTAAGGCGTAGTCCTCTAAGTCTTTTATCCACTTGGGAAAATCCGCTACCTTGGCCAGAATCTCCCCAATTTCATCGTTGGATAAAGTGTAAGGATCCTTTTCCTGTAAAAACATCGTAGAGAGATTCTTGTCCGCCCTCGCTCTACAGGTGTACTTCGCCTTGCAGAATAGGCAAGTGTGCTCTGATGGCGCGAACTCTCCACCACCTTTAAAGGCGAGAGCGGCTATAGGCTTTAATTTTTCTCCAAAGTCTAATAGGTCCTGAATACTGCACTCCCAAGTTTTCGGCTCTGCGGAGAGCCTTGGCTGCACAATCGTAAGCTTCACATTTTCAAAGTCGTAGAAGGGACTATATAGGTCGTAGGCGCCTAAGGCATAAATCATTAACTGACTGTTCTTTACCGGAGACACCTCTACGCCTCGCCCGTACTTAAAATCTATGATGTGAAGGGTTTTCTCGCTGATGATCACACAGTCCACGGTACCGAAGCCTTCCGGGATGTACGCGGATAAGTCGAGTTCTACCTCGATGATGGGGAGCCCTTTCTCTTCCTTCGCAGTCTCAACGCAGAACTCTGCATAGCTGTCCGTGCAAGCCCCCATTTCTTTTGTGTACATCGGGTCACTAAGGAGCTTCTCATAGTCGGATTCTTTAACATCTTCCCCCCTTAGAATTGCTACCTTCATCTCGCAGAGCTCATGGGCAAGAGTTCCTTCTTTGGCTGCGTCTGACGTTCTATTCTCACAGCACTCTTCCAGCCTTGCGGAGGGTGTGCAGGTCATCCACCTGTGTGACCCGCTTGCAGACAGCAGTGCGTGCGCCCTGTTTTCATGTTCCGGCATTAGATCTCTACCCCCACTTTCCGCGCACCCTCTATAAACTCAGGAAGCTTTTCTTTCGGCAGCAGAGACAATTTTTCTGCTCCGAGGGACTGGAGAACCGGTTTCAGCTTCATTGCGCCTCCTTTGTCTTTCAAGGTGTACTCCTTTACAGCTTTGATTACCTCTTCAAGGGTGTATTCTGTCTCTTCCGGTTTAGCTGCAGCTTCTTCTTTTACCGGCTCAGCTTCTTTTTCCGCCGTAACTGCTTTTTCCTTTTTCGGTGGATCCGGAATAGCTCCTGTAGGTATCGCTTCCCAAAGATACTCCACAATTCTCTTAGCCAACGCGTCTACGTCTGATTTTGTTAATACAATTTGCATTTCTCATTCTCCTTTTCTTTTTCTTTTTCTTTTTCTCCTGTGAATCTAAAAAACTGATGAAATAAGCGAGTAAAACTCCTAAAACAATACTTAATAGTAGGCACTCCACTAGAACGGATACCGGTATGCCCTCACTGTCTAAAGCTGCTACTACGGTCATTAAAAAGAATAAATTTAGGTAACTAAGCCCTTTCGCAACCAGCTTCATTTCTTTGTTCCCCTCCGAAAAACCTTTCCTATTGTCTCAATCGGAAACTGAAAACGGTCAAATATAATGCTTAGATCTTCCAGCGAGTATGTTCCATACTTTCTTTTATAAACAAGCCCCCGCTCGGACACTCCAAGCCAGCCGGCCATATCTCGGTTTGTTATCCTGAACTCGGCTTTCCGCTTTCTGACTTCCCTATCAAGCAGTTCAGCCTGATAATTTTTATCCAGCTTTACCAATGGCATAGGTTACCTCCTCTCTTTTCTGATTACACTTCTTCTGTACCCGTACAAGAATCCCGGAAAGAATTTTCTGATTGTTTGTTCCGGTGTAAGTCTCATAAAGTTTGCTACGGTAACAATCTGTCCGAGATTGAGCTTGTTTGTTTTATATTTCTCTACAAGCTCTTCCGGTGGCATCCGTAGAACCTTCGCCAGCTTAATTGTTGTAGGACACATCACTCATAGTCCTCCTCTTCCCGTCTTCTTTCACTTTTTAGTTCTTCCTCGAAGTCTTCTTCTCTCCACTTCTCTTCAAGAGCAATGCAGTAAAGCGCTTCCACTTCCCCGGAGATTAACGTCCTAACCGATACACCTTGCTCCGCAGCTTCGTTTGAGAAGTGTGTAAATGCAGACTGGCTAATGTTTATGTAAACTCTCATTTTTTCTTTATCCTCCTAACAATCTCCTGTACTGAGGTCTTTAGAGAATTAACTTCCCATTTCGCCAGTATCTTCACAAGCCATTTGAAGTCGTATAGACTGTCTGTTAGCCAATCTATGAAGTTAAAAATCATAAAGTTTGCCTCCTATCTCTGTCCGTGCTATAATTTGCACGAACTAAATGATTAGTTTTGTTCCGGGGTTATCAATGGTCGAGATTGGTAACTCCATTTTCTTTTTCATGCAGTTTCCTCTTGGAATCTCTCTACTAATGGTAAATAACCTAAATCTTTCAGTACTCCGTATAAGAAGATTCTTCCTTTCTGTGTCCAGTAGGTATGAACTCGACTACCTTGTGTTCCATCCGGGCGGTTATAGTTATGTGTCTTAGTGCTTGTGTAGCCTTTATCTTGATACTTGGAGTAAAGGAACCACACTCCGGACTGATTAAACTGAATACCTTGTTCGTGCAGAATCTTGTTTAGTCCTTTTGCGGACATTCCGTAGTCCTTGGCAATCTCTGTTACTGATAAAAGGCTAGGGCATTGTAGAATTAAGTCGTAGTAGGTAGCTTTGGGCTGTAACTCTGCGATCTGTTGAGCCTGTACTTTGGTTTCAAGTCTCAAAGTACTGAGTTCTTTCTCTGCAATCCGTAAGGCTCTGGCCATAATCTTTTCCGGACTGTTGTAGTCCTTTTCTACTTGAATGAAATACTGTCTCGCTTGCTTACCTACCTCAGTCCGCTGTATCATGCAGATTTCTTTGGCCATATCTATGGTGAGAAGATGGTCTGTAAGTTCTCTTGCTACTTCCCTGTTGCCTTCAAATCGAACTTGCTCATTTTTGAGCGGGTTGAAATCTTTCCCTTCCGTGAAGCCGTATTCAAGCATTCTCGGAAACCAGTCCTTATACAGAGTCTTAACTCCTAAGAACTCATGCAGTTCTCTTCCCAGTACAGTAGGTTCTCCTACTTCGTTCGTTGTGATTTTGATTAGCTCGTTCAATTCTTTTCCTCCATTCTTCTAAGCTCTTTCTGCATGGCTCGCGTCAGCGTTAACAGGATGAAATACTCAGTTTTAAGGGTTGCGTATCTGTTTGTTTCAGACTTCTCCAAATCCTCGAAGGCAGCCATATCCGCCATAGCGCTACGACCTCTTTCACCATTTGTCTTGATAAAGTCCAAATGCCACGCGGCAATCCGATCAGCACTTCTGCACATCTGTACCAACTCAATTTCTTTTTTCATCTAGCTTTCCTCCTTGTTAGCCCTTCTTTTAATCTCATCCTCCATAGCCCGCGTTAATGCTTTTAGGACGATATACTCTGCTACAAGCATTGGGCGTCTATCAGCTTCCCCCTCTTTCGTCATCTCATACATTGCCGTACGGAGCATTGCACTGCATCCTTCCTTGCCTCCTGACTTGATATAATCCAAGTGTTCTGCGGCGATTTGCTCCACCTCTATGCGCGTCCCTATTAATGCGGTGTCAATATTCATTTTGTTGCTCCTCCTTTTAGTAGTCTTCCGAATGAATTTTTACTTTTTTAAATTCACAAGATGATAGGAATTCAAGTTTTGAAAGTGCCTCGATGATTGTACTTTCCGCTTCTTTCAAAGCACTTGTCATCTTGCCGGTATACTCAGCAACGTACTCGACTTCTACGAGCGCCTTAACTTTGTAGTGTGCCATTTTGCTGTTCCTCCTTTCTTTTTATTGAATTTTGGTAATTCCGTTAGATGCTAAAAGTATGTTCGCTAGATGCTAAAACCGTTGCTAATTTTGCTTTAGATATCAAAACCATGATTAAGTTAAAGTTGATTTATTGGGCAAAAAAATATTGCGTTGTGGCACGTTATATAAATCACACAAAAATACAAAGCTCGCCACATCGATAGAACTTTTCCCGTTTTCCCAATTCACTATGGTCTGGGGCGTTTTATGCAGTATTTTAGCCACCTCAGCTTGTGTCATACAAGCATTTTTTCTAGCGGCGGCTAGGCTAATTTTGAAGTCTTTCAAGAAACCTCCTTTCTTAATTAGCATCATCGCCCCCTCATAGTACATCAAGTTAAACTTTTTTGTCAATACTTAAACTTGATTTTTTTTATTTTTATTATTGCTTTACCGAAGTTATTCTTTTATACTGATTACACACCGATATAAAAAGGGGGTGTAATCAGTATGAAGAACGAAACAAACAAAAGTGCCATTAAAGATCCAAACGATCGTAAAGAACTCACAGAAGCACAGAAAATATTCAGCAAGAATCTTAACGAACTGCTTAGATCCACTGAAAAAACGCAACTCGACTTAGCCAACTATGTTAAGGTGAGTACCACAAGCGTAAATAACTGGGTAAAAGGATACAATACCCCAAGAATGGATAAGATAGATAAGATTTGTGAATTTTTTGGTGTTAACCGAGAAAACCTCTTATCTGAAGAGTTTAAGAACGCCTTAATTTTCTCGGGGGATTTTGACAGTTGGAAAGATGCGAGATTCGCAGAGAAAATTTTTAGGGATTTGGATTTTAGGGAACTTATTTATACCCTTGAAAACTCGTCTTCTGCACAGCTTCGCGCATTAACAAATATGATTAGAATATTAAGGTCTAAAACTAACGTTTAAGCGAACTGTAAGCTCGCCGCCCATGAGGCCATAATATCGCCCCTAGGAGTAATCACCTGATCAGTGATGAAACTAGGGGTATTTTTTATAGCATATAATGCGTATTGATTCAATGCGTATTATTTGCTATACTTGTTCTATCAATTAAAGGAGACAGGAACAATGCCTAAAAAGCCTAAAGAAATGGAAAGAATAATATTAAATGACGGGTGGTACTTGGTAGGACAAGAAGGCTCCCATAGACAGTACAAACACCCAACTAAAAAAGGCAAAGTAACAATCCCTTTCCACACTAAAGATTTAACGAAGTTCACTGAGTGCTCTATCTACAAACAGGCAGGACTAGAAAGGAAATAAATTATGTTAAGTATTTACCCCGCAATTTTCTATAAAGAAGAAGATGGAAGATACTCCGTATGCTTCCCTGACTTTAATACCGCCACCTGTGGAGACGATTTAAACGACGCGATGAAAATGGCCGTTGAGTGCCTAGCAGTGCAAATCATGGGATGCAAACAAGACGGAGAAAAACTACCTCCCCCCTCTACTATTGAATCTATAGATCCGCTTGCCTACTCTAAAGAGCTAGGGGCAGAAGATCCCCACGATGGAATCGTGAATCTCGTCAGTGTCGACGCAGAAGACTACGCTAAAAAGCACTTCAATAAGTCCGTAAGAAAGAACTTAACTATTCCGGAGTGGCTGAATGAGAAGGCTCTGGCGCAAGGCATAAACTTCTCTCAGGTATTGCAGGAGGCTTTACTGGAGAAAGTAGGAGGATAGATATGAACAAACTTCCTAAAGGTGTTGACCAGCTTCCTTCCGGGAAGTACAGAGTAAGAAAAATGATAAACGGAAAGCGGCAGAGCTTGCTTTTTGATGCGCCGCCTACACAGAGGGACGTACTACTGGCCACAAACGAATTATTAAACGAGGTTCCCGGAACAAATTTAAAGGGAACCTTTTTAGACTATGCAGATAAATACATAAGGGCAAAGGAAAATATCCTTTCCGCTTCAACTATAGTAGGCTACTGGGCAACGCTGAGAGGCATTCCTGACCACTTTACTTCTCTACCCCTAAAAGATATTACGCAGTACACTTTGACGGCTCTGGTGAACGATATGGCGCGTTCCGTGAGCCCTAAAACAGTTTATAACCGTCACGGCTTGATTGTTTCCGTGCTGCATGAGTTCAGACCTGATTTCGTCATCCGAACAAAGCTGCCTAGGAAGTCGCAGAAAGATATTTACACGCCGGGCGATGAGGAAGTCGCTACCCTCTTCAACTATATTGACAGTTCTCCAAGGCTAAAGAAGTATTGGGTTCCCCTGTATCTCGCCTCTCTGGGGCTCCGCAGGTCGGAGATTGGGGCTTTAACTATAACAGATCTATCGGAGGATAATATCCTCACGATTAACAAGGCAAAGGTAAAGAACATAAAGAAGGAATGGGTGGTACAGAACTTCACGAAGACGGAGAGAAGTAACCGAAAAGTACCGCTTACGAACGAGTTGGCAGACAGGATAAGAGAGCAAGGCTATATCTGTAACGGAGATCTCGGTAAGATATATGAAGCAATGGTCAGAGTCGAAATAAAGGCGGGACTGCCCCGCTTCGGGATTCATCGTCTCCGGTCATACTTTGCCTCCAAAGCCCACTCTTTAGGAATGCCGGACTCTATTATTCTGAAGCTCGGCGGCTGGAAAAGTGATTATGTGATGAAGGGTGTGTACCGAAAAGCGCTCCAAGAAGATCTCCATTCAGAGTCACAGAAATTCTTGGAGCACATGGCAAAACAAGTAGTAAATCAAGAGTAA